CCCAGACATCTTCAGGGAACAGTGTACCCCACGTCTTGATAGTAGTCGTCCGCAACTCAGGATACGAGTTTCTGACAATCACAAATCTGGTATAGCGCACATTATCGACCGGAGACGGAGCCTGTTGCACGGCCTTCAGGAAGATCTCGGCAGCGCAGCCATACGACTTGCCGCTACCTACCGGGCCGAGCAATCCACGGAAGAACGATGTATCGTGCAGGAATTCCCAGGTAGTGGGAGCCTGAGTAAAATCAAGCTCTAGGCCACCGAGGGTTACGTCAGACGTATCAGACGATCTCGGCGATTGCTTCCTCTTCATTGGCTTCTTCATCTAATGGACTTTCTGTAATGGTATAATTCGTTACAACCGGGCCTTTGAGATTAATACCCATGATAGTAGGCCGCGCATCATCACTGAGGTTCTCCAATAACCCGTAATGCTTGGAGAGCAACCGCAAAGCAGACATCTTGTCGTGCATTTCCACTTCAATCTCGTTGCCCTCTCTCGTCGGCCTGATCTTTATCTTCTTAATCGCCTTCCGAGTATGCTCCGGCAAATCATAACTGGGAATAACACTAACTCCTCCAGTCTGATCCCACGACAACACATCAGTAATCTTCGAAGAGCCAAGTATTTCTAGCTCTTCCAACACCGCCTCCTTCTTTCCATCCACCCTGTTGGAACTCAAAACACGTCTAAACTGTCTAACACTGGTCATTATCTACAATCTCCTGTTCATAACTAGGTAAACCTATCTTGACACTATTTACAAAACATACACGAACCCCTTATAACCCGAAGGGTGTCCCACAATATAGAGAATAACACCCAAGGGTATGCGTGTTCCGGCACGCATGAAACAACCGTGCTGATAAGCGCGTGGAACATAAAGAGTAAGCGGCAACCGAGAAGAGTTCCTGAACAACACCTAAAGCACCCCATGAAATTTGAGAAAAAAATCGTGTGACATACCCCGTACTAGAGCGGACGGGGCGGGGGGGAAGGGGTGGCCTGCGAGAAAGACCCCGCGTCGATGAGTTGCTGTAAACCACTTGGTACACTACCCTTAGAGCGTAGCCATTGAGCAACAGCAAGCGATGCCTGTTCCTTGAACTGAGCGAGCGAGAGGCCTAGCGAGAGTATGTGATTAGCAGGTGTTGATTGAGACTGAGTAACGACTATACCATACGTGTTTAGTATTGACCTAAAACAATTCTCTACCCCTTGAACCCTAACAGTATGATCATGACTTGTAGGTAATTCCTCTTTGCTGCTAATACCTTGTGGCTCTAAAGAGTGAATGTTGAAAGCCTTCGACTCTTGTAGTTGTTCCTTGGTTGGAACCGGATCATTCTTAGAGTATAAGACTTGATAACGATCGGTGAGCCATTGAGACGTTTGACCGGCATACCATTTAGGTTGCAGCTTCCTGATATATCCCTTGTCTATTAGACGTCTCAATGCCGCTTGATTGCCCGCTGTACCTTGTCCCGTGTATGCGCCTATTGTCTGTAACGTAGGGAATGCAACGCCGCTTCCGCTTGTATACAGGCCTAGTGCTAACAGGGTTCGGATATCGTTTATCGATAGGCTCAAATCCATTACAGCGCGTGAAGGATAAACACTAAACCGTCTTAAATCAGTCTCACCGCGTGGCGTCAATCCGGCAATCGCTTTAGTTTTCTTTATTGTTTTCAAGGTGTTATGTTCCCGAATAATTATTTTATCTTTTTTTTATAATACCTATTGACAACTAATGGAATGATAAATAAATTATCAATATCGAAACACGCACTAGGGAATAAGACAATGACAAAAATTCAAGCCGGATACGTTGCGTATAACGGGTATGTGTTCACACAAGCCAACGCCGATACCTATAATGCCGAATGCGAGCGATGCGATGCGTTCCCTAGTGAGTGGAACCGTAATTGCTGTCACCGCACGTTTTGTATCATCATTGGACTGTATGACGCTAACAACTGAAACAGGAATAATAGGGGAATAACATGACTACTTTACCGCATAACATCGAAAAGAGTGCATTCAATCGTGGCGAATACGTTGGATATGCCGCCGGATATGTCTTTAGGGTTGAGCGCTCAAATTCATCATTTGGAAATTGGACCGCTCGCCTAGCTAGGTTCAACCCTGTCAATCCGCGATTGTCTAACCGTATTTTTTACGGGTTTACTTTAGTCGATATGGGTAAACAACTTGACGCATATGCGGAAGAAGTAAGCAAAAAAGCTATCGTTGGAATTTGTGCCGCATAACAATCAAACTAAAGGGAATAAGAAAATGCACTATAAAATCGAAGTATTAGTTAAATCAATAAACCCAAACTCTTGTGAGATTGTGGAAAATTGGACGCCTATTAGGCCTACTAATGGCGCACCCTATGAATTCAAAACAGAGCGCGAAGCGGAAGCAATGTTAAATATCTGTTATCCTAAAAATGACCGCGCCCGCGTTGTAAAATACGAAAATTGATAATCCGGTTAATCGACTAGCAACAAGAGGGAATAAGACAATGACAAAAGAAACATACAACGGTTGGACTAATTACGCTACATGGCGTGTCAATCTTGAAATATTTGACGGTCAAGACGCCAAAGACTTAGGCATCCACAAAATGGACGGATACGAGGCCTCGCAATACCTCAAAAGCTATGTCGAAGAGATATTGGAACAAGAGGGCAAGGGTCTTGCACTCGACTATGCCATGGCCTTTCTGTCTGATGTTAACTGGCACAATATAGCTACCCACTTGCTCGCAGATTATCAGAAAGAAGAAGAGGGAGAAGCGGCATGATTAGCATTCTTGAAGACATATTCGAGTTGGCCTGTTTAGGCTCTTTTGTAACCGCTCTAATCTTGTGGGTGATGTAATGATAAACCATGCCTTCCCTGAATACGATACGACAACCCTTCCGCCTATTCCAACAATGTGGATCGATGTTTCATACAGAAACGATGTCTGCCCTTCGTGGATAGCTAATGAGTTTCACATCTTTGTCGAACGGGCCAACCCTGAAGAGAGAGAATATCCCGAAGTCGAACGCTATACGGTATTAGAGAGAGAAACAGGCGGGGTGCTATTACAATCTGACAACTGGGATGACGTTTTGGATTACGTAAACGGAATTCAAAAGCAACGCATAGGCGTTAATTGCAGAGATCGGCAATCTGCCGAGCGACTTGCCGTTTGCAAGTTTGACAATAGGCCTAAAATCGAAACCATTGAGGGCGGCTATCGCGTGACGTGGGAATTGAAGCGAATAGGGGTTTGGAAATGATCAAAACTAAAATGAGGACAAAAGAAATTCTTAACGCAATCGCATTTTCAAAAGGTGCGACTGCCATGCTTGAACATGAAGGTCGGCCCGAATGGGACATCTGGATCTATGCCACGAAGGTCGATCCCATACTCACGATCAATCTGCACTGCAATGGCGAAAGTCGTCCACAAGCAACACTCTACGGGCATGGGGATGACGGCATTGACCTCGACACAGCACTTGACCTTTTTTAAGACAACAGGGCAATCAAATATCGGGAATGAATTAGAGGGCCAAGGACGGCCCTCTTTTCTTTTCTGGTACCTACCTAGCGGGGCAACCGTGCGAGGGCACTAGGCGAGGCTCTAATGCGTTTTAGAACGGCACTAGGTCATTGAGGTCGCTAGCACTCCCTACCTTATTGGACGTGTACCGTTTGACACCTTCATTCGGAGCCTCTTGACCTTCTTCAATCGGCTTGAAGTTAATGCTCAGGAATTGATCGCCGTCCCGTCCCGTCTTAAGCCATGCCCCTAGTTGGTATCGGACGCCGGCAATCATCGCCTTGCCCCTATAATCCGGTTGCCCCTCTTTTGTCTTGAATGTGTTTTTATTTAATGAGCCTGAATTGTCGTATTTATTTTCCATTTTATCATTCCTGTTTATGTCATCTACATGAGGTCAGATAGCCCTTAACGGGGGCTGCCTCGGTTAGATAATAAGGGGCATTTTTCTAAAATAATAGGCATTTCCTTGAGTATCCACATGGGGTCAATTAAGGCTGCCCAAGTGCTGAGATAGCTTGCTCAATTTCTCAAGCATCCTTTCCCGCTGTTCGTCCGAGACTGATGTAGCATCGTGAACAACGCGCAACTGCGGCACTGCCTTGTGATTAGGGTTCACATATGTTCGGCAAAATTCCCGCATTTCTGCAATCGACGGCATAAATCTACATGAGGAAATCAGCCCGACCTTCGGATCTGCCAGCGCGCGCAACGTCTCGACTTGATAATCTTCAAGCGCGAGGGCTGCCAATCTAGTGAATGATTCACGGTCAACTCTGCTGTCGGGGTAAGCTGACAACAGGGTCGTGATCGATTGTATTGCCTGAGTGCGGTTCATATCCATTCTCCCTTATCAGTCTCTTGCCCATCTCAATGGCTGTTTCTTTTCTACTCGGTTGCGTAGCAATCCGCTCGGATGCCCTTCTTATCCAGTTTCTCCAAGTCGATTGCCAGTTTGCTTTCCGTCCTTTGGCTCCTGCTTGGGCTATCCAGTAGTCCCTGAATATATCCGCCTCTCTCCGATAATCTACATCTAGCGAGATTGCGAAATCAATATCGGAATCACTCGGCTGCCAATCGTCAGGCAATCGCGTAGCGAGTGTTATAACTTTCTTTCTTCTCTGTATCTTATCTGTTTCTGTATCTGTATCTGTCTCTGTATCTGGGGGTGTTTCATTCACCGTTTCAGTAGCGTTACTGGAACGTTCCCTGAAACGTTTCACCCTCTCGGTAGAAGTGTCTGATTTATATTGTCTTTTGTCCCAAGCATGGATAGCGTAGTGCATACCGTCAACACCACCGTGGAGCCTATCGAGTAGGCCAGCGTCAGCCAACCGTGAGAGCACCGTGGAGCAACCGTGTACATCTACTCGCAGAGCAAATGAAATGTCTTGAATTGATTTTGGTAGGCCATCATGTCGAGCACATAGGCACAGCAAGTTAACCCACGTCTTGAACGTGTCCCCGTCAAGTCGCTGAACTTTGGGATCGTCTAGGGCTTCATTATAAAATCTGAACCAGTGCATAGTCGTCTCTCCTGTCTTGAAGCGGAGATCGACTGACAGTATAAGAGAACTGCCTATCGACCATCGCGGCATCGGTGGTCACAAGAACCCGTCCGGTTGGTAGCTGGGCGGGTTCACTTATTTTATACCATTACTTGTTACCTGCGTCTATTACAGCCTTACGGTATTCTTTTAATGAGGCTCCTCTCTTAAAACTAGAGATTGATAAGTCACCACGTTTTCGCCAAACTGACGCATCTTTTTGTTTTGTCGATGGCTCTTGGCTAAAAATAAATAGTTGAGGTTGTAGGTTGAGCCGCCAATGATTGATGTCACGCATACGTCTAACGCCCCCTTGGGTGACTGCTTCACAATCAAACCCCATTGCACGCCAGAAATTGTTCGCGGCTATATCACTACCGCATCTTAATGTAATTGCGCTTGTATGGGCAGCCTTACAAAGTAAAACCAGATGTTGCACCAAGGTTGCCCCATATAATTGGCCTCTCAAGTCATATTGTATGCACGCTTGATGCACACAGCAGACGTTTGAAAAAGCACCATGATAAAGATAACCGCACGGTTCGCCGTTGAACTCAGCGAGTACAATCCTTTGATTGCTAATCTCCCGTTCAAATACGATCTTAGGATAAAACGCTAATTCCTCAGCGTTCTTTCGTTGCAAGTAATCAATATAAATAAGATCAGACTCGGTTGCTGGACGCGCTACAAAATCTTTCATTTTGCTTCCATTCTTATTTTATGCTGACGGCAACCGTGGATTACAGTCGTATGGTCTCGACCGCCGAGCAGTCTTCCTATCCGAGGCATTGAGTAGTCAGTTTCCTGCCGCAGTCGATAGCAGATCTCATGTCGGCATAGCACCGTCTCTCTGTCACGACGACCCGCTGTCATGTCTCTCCAGAAAGCACGATGCTTTAACAGCACCTCGGCAATGATACGCCTTGGCTTGTCCGGACACGAACACCCGCGAATGTAGGGGTACGCCTGACGCCAGAAAATTATGTCTTCTTCGCTTGTCGGATCTGAGGACACGAACAACCAGTCTCGTATCATCTGGTCAGTGGCGATGAACTTGTCTTCGACTATTGGTTGCATTATCGCAACTGGTTCTGGTTGCATTATCGCAACTGGTTGGGCATAAGCGGCTGCCGAGAACCGTGCTAGTCGCGCCTTATGTGCCTCATGTAATGTCTGTCTCAGGGATTGCATTTATTATTACCTTTATTTGTTTTCCACAGTTTTTCCACAGGGCTGTTAATTTAATACAGTCACTATCATCTCTGATTGCACCAGATTGGGTGAGCAAATCAAACAATGCTTTCAAGTGGTTATCTAAATCACGCCTTCTTTTATCTGGTCTTTCAATCTCGAAGGTTATTTCAAACGGGCCACAGATTTTTTCAAATGCGTCTGCCTGTAACTTTGTTTTTTCAGTATTTTCTGCCAGCCATTCTCGGTAAATCTTTGACTTGATTACACCTCGACCAGGTACGGCACGGAACAGTTGGTTAGCTGATGGTGGTCGTTGGATTGTCAGGATCATTTGCTATCTTTGTGATGACCGAGGCGGTTAGGGAGGTTGCCGCCTCGGTCTGCCCGATCTTGCCAAGATAGACATTCAAGCATTAAAATCCGTGCATGGCAAGCAGCTTCTCGGCAGTCATTGGATATTTTGAAGAAGCACACAGCTCTAATACTTTACGCCATTGCTTCAGTGGTATCACATTGTTCCTAGCCCAGTAGGCCGGAGCAGCAGGTGTTAAGTTAAGTTCACGGGCCACAGCAGATGGCCCGCCAAGGTCTTGGATCAGTTCCCAAATGGTCAAATCTTAAACTCCTTATGTATCCACACAATGTGGTTGCGGTTGTTTCTAGCTAGATGCTTCACTCGGTTGCCATTGTCTACGATCAAGCCAAGTCTAGTCAGGTCTGCTCTGCGTGAGCGGTAGGTAGACGTTTCGCAATCAAGATCAATCGCTAGTTGAATGTCAGTGAACCCTGCATAGCCCTGATCGTAGGCGTAACGCAGAACTTCGAGAGCAATCGCAGACAGGCTCGGATGCACTGATCTAGCTGCCTCAATAGATGTCTCCCGTGAATTTCTGCGGTACATAAAACGCTGATTGATTTTTGATACTTCTGTTAACTCGTTGATAAAGCTCATTATTACCTCCTGATTTAATTTTTCAACATAATCAATCTATCATAAAAAAATTGTTTGACAAGAGATTTTTTATCATCTAGGTTTCAATGGTCGAGCGAAAAGGAGGTAATAATGATTACGCTGTACGACCTAGCAGACACGCTTACGATATTGACTAAGGCTATCGAGCGATATCATCACTACCCATCAGAAGAGAACTGGAACAGCGTTCTCATGGCTACCGAGATAGCAAACAAAAATCTTATTTTAGTATACCCAGAGGAAGTAGATCTATGACCGAGATACCAAGTAATAAGTTGATCACTGCAATGCACGGCGTACAGGGCGCGCTGACGGGCGTGAAGCGTGACAGCAGCAATCCTTACTTTAGCAACCGTTATGCGTCTTTAGAGGCCGTCATTGACACATTGAGACCACATCTACAGGAACACGGGCTGATCGTAACACAGGCACCAGGTCGGATGACCGAGCATGGTTGTCTCGAAGTCACGACTACTATCTCGCATATCTCTGGACAGTCGATGACGACACGTTTCGAGATACCACTGACAAAGAGGGATGCCCAAGGTGCTGGCTCTGCTATCACTTATGCCTCTCGTTACTCGTTGATGAGCCTGTTCATGCTGCCACCAACGGATGACGATGGCGAGGGTGCTATCGACCGTCCTAATCGGGTTGTGTCTGAGGTTCCAACTGCACCTACAAAGAGCAGCAATGGCATCAAGAAGGACAATCCCGACCGTTGGAAGCAGGTAGAACGGCTGATCAGAGATGCCACTACCAAGGATATGCTGCGTGACCTCAAGGTCGGCCTGATTGACGAGGTTAAAGACTGGCCTGTAGCATGGCGTGAAGCACTGAATGATGAGTATTCCAAGCGATACGAGGAACTTGCATGACGAAGTGGACTGACCAAGATAAACAAAATGTCTTGGATCTTTTCAAGAAGTTTGGATCACAAGCACAGGTATGCCGGATTACTGGCGTACCATACTCCACAGTCGGAGAGTGGGTTAACCAAGACATAAAGAACAGAGACAACCAGCAGAGAGAGTTCCAGTCCCTATCGCAATCGAATGAGGAAGAGTACAAGAAACAGCGAGACAGGATCGTCAAGGAACTAGCTGAGGGCAATGATGTAACTCTATACGGCAAGCCACCTACCGGGCGATCAGCCCTTGAACAAAAGAAAAAGGAACAGGCAAGTGAATCACAAAGACATTCTTACTCAATCTCTCAGTATTATAGAGGACCGCCATCAGGATTACGGTGATGCTAGTTCATCATTCACAAGGGCGGCAACTATTGCTGGCACAATTCTAGGCAAAAATATTTCTGCGTACGATGTATCGGTTGTGATGATGGCTGTAAAACTAGCTAGGATTGCTAACCAAAGGACGCATCAGGACAGTTGGATTGATCTGGCTGCCTATGTCGGGTTCGCAGGGCAGTTCGCCGAGACTAAGTTACCTGACGCTTCCAAGGCAACACAGTTGCAGGTTGTTCTGTCTGATCTAGATGACCAGATTGCTGCTTCAGTGAAGCAGTCTATGAAGAAATGATCGACCCCATCACGGTACTAGGCCCGATTGCCCTGCTAGTTATTGGCACGGCAGTCGGGATAGCCACAAACGCATTGGTGTTACACATGAAACAACAGACGATGACGGATCATTGGAAGAAGGCCTACATGGATATGCAGAACCAGTTGGCTGCCGAGCGGCTACGCATGGATGACTTGCGTGTGAAGATTAATAACGCATTGGATCTTGAAGAAGCTAATGCAGAAGACAACGAAGTCATGATGACGATACACGACAGAATAAGGGAGTTACTGAAATGACCGAACAAGAAATGGAAATAGACTTTCTAAGAATTGAAGTTCTTAATTCAAGAACCAGAATTTCTTTTTTGCTGGAAACAATAAAAAATTTATCAGCCGAAAGAGAACGATTAATTAAAGAATGTGAACGTTACATTGAAGAAGTTATGGTTTTAAGAAGAAATTATGGCATCTTTCCAAATCAGGTAACAAAATAATGATCGACATTGTTGAACGGCTACAGACTGTTGACATTAGTTGGAGCCAAGAAGGCGAATGGTGTGCCGAGGCAGCCGACGAGATCATCAAGATAAGGGAAGACAAGAAACTAGCATTTGAATTGATGGACGTGTTTATCAAAGAAACCAATCGAGTAAAGAAAGTGCTTCACCGGATTGCAAAGATGCAGTCAGCACAGAAAATCGCACAAGACA